CAGCAAGATCGCCTGCTGTACCAGCCGCTGTAGATACTTGGTCTGAGAAGTTACTTACAGCGCCGACTGTTGGTGCGGATTGTGATACTGCGTCGCCTTGAATGTAGGTTTGGCTATAGCTGAAACTGGCGCCAGGAACATCCTGTGTTGCAGCAATCGTGCCAGGAGCCATAACACCTGATGTGATAGTACCAGCAGACACTGTGTTAACAGTTGTACCATCTGTTGTATCCACACCATTTCCAGAAACTGAGTAGCTTGAGCCGATTCGCTCAACCTGAGTGGCTGCGGCATTTACTTGTAACTGAATACTGCTTGATAGTTTGTGTGTAATATCAGCCATCACAGGGGAACTAAATCCAGTCAATAATAATATCGGTAAAAATCTTTTCATTGTAATATACAATATTCCTAGTTTTATTTATTACTATTTTAAATTAACTTTAGGTATTGTATCCTATGATACTTGCCATTTATGTAACGATTTGTTAATATAAATAACGAAAGGGTGTTGTTTTCAACACCTAGCAATGGACTCGAAAGGATCGCCCTCCAACGCAAACTGCTTTAACCGAGACCTGTGAGCAGTATAAGCATTAGTCTCTCATATCCTGTAGCGAGGGGTTACAGGAAATAAGTTTCGCATCTACCCTTGGTGCCCTACTTAACGTCTTTTTAAATGACAACCTCAAATCTTTCACGCAGACAGAACAGTCTCCTAGCAGGATGGCCCGAGTTTTGCGAGTGGGTAACTTCAACAAACAACAGAATATATGTTGGTTGGTTCGGTGTACTCATGATTCCATGCTTACTAACAGCAGCAGCATGTTTTATCGTTGCATTCATTGCAGCACCTCCTGTCGATATCGACGGAATTAGAGAGACTGTAGCAGGTTCTTTCTTGTATGGTAACAACATCATCTCAGGTGCAGTTGTTCCATCATCCAACGCAATTGGATTACACTTCTACACTATATGGGAAGCGGCAACTCTAGATGAGTGGTTGTACAACGGTGGTCCTTACCAGTTAGTTATTTTCCACTTACTAATTGGAATTTCTGCCTACATGGGTAGACAGTGGGAACTATCATACCGTCTAGGTATGAGACCATGGATCTGTGTAGCATATAGTGCTCCAGTATCTGCAGCGTTCGCTGTATTCTTAGTATATCCATTTGGTCAGGGATCTTTCTCTGATGGTATGCCTCTAGGTATATCTGGTACATTCAACTTTATGTTTGTATTCCAAGCAGAACACAACATACTAATGCACCCATTCCATATGGCTGGTGTTGCAGGTATGTTCGGTGGTAGTCTTTTCAGTGCAATGCACGGTTCTTTAGTTACTTCATCTCTAATAAGAGAAACTACAGAAACAGAAAGTCAAAACTACGGCTATAAGTTCGGACAAGAAGAAGAAACATACAACATAGTAGCTGCACATGGTTACTTTGGTCGTCTTATCTTCCAGTATGCTTCTTTCAATAACTCAAGAAGTCTTCACTTCTTCTTAGCAGTTTTCCCTGTTGTATGTGTATGGTTAACCTCTATGGGTATCTGCACAATGGCATTCAACTTGAATGGATTTAACTTCAACCAAAGTGTTGTTGATGTTAATGGAAAAGTTATCCCTACATGGGGAGATGTTCTTAACAGAGCAAACCTTGGAATGGAAGTGATGCATGAAAGAAATGCACACAACTTCCCATTAGATCTAGCATCTGCTGAGTCTACAGAGGTTGCATTAACTGCTCCATCAATAGGTTGACACACTCTTGACAATCTGATACAATGGGAGGGAGACCTCCCATTTTTTTATGGAAATTTTAATTTATACTACATCGGGATGTTTTTATTGCGATCAAGCAAAGAAACTATGTGAAAGAGCGAATGTTGATTACCAAACCAAAGAGATTGGTATTAACATAACTAGGGAGGACTTTACTAAACTATATCCTCATGTCAATGGAACTCCATTTATTGTGGTAGATGGAAAAGAGATGGGAACTTTAGTTGACTTAGCAAAACATTTCTTAAAGGAAGGGTTAGTAAGTGTCAACAAATAAAAAACTCTCTATAAATAAAGGCATAGAGCTCATGTTAAGGAGGGCTAAGCAACCAAAATATGAGAAACCTTCTAAAGGTTTCACCATTAAAAGAACCTTCTCTCTCCTTAAACGTGCATGGTATTTCAACTTTGAGTTTAGGTGGGAGAAAAATAAGTAAACCACTATACGGAGTTGACATGGCAGACACTACCCTTTTATTTTTTTCAGCGACAACATCATTCATATTTTTATGTGTCGGTATAGTAGCAGGTTGGACTGCCAAAGATTTTGTCCACGATTATATGTGGTCAAAGGATGATTTTGAAGCAAGTCATCCAGAAATGTATGACCAACAAGGAAATTGGTTAAACGAAGAATTGCTTCATGTAAAATTTATTAATGAGGAAGACGAAGATGAAACTCTTGATGCATGAGGTACTACAAAAAGTATCAAACGCAAAGACCAAGAAAGAAAAGATTGCTTTGCTTGAGAAATTTAATACTCCAGCATTAAGAATGCTTTTTATTATTAATTTTGATGAGTCTATTGTAAGTTTACTACCACCTGGTAAGGTTCCTTACACACCTAATGATGCACCATTAGGTACAGAACACACTAACCTACAGAAAGAAGCACGATTACTACATCACTTTTTTAAAGGTGGGTCTAATGTATCTCAAAACAAAAGAGAGATGATGTTTATACAGATGTTAGAGGGATTATCTTCTGGTGAAGCAGAAGTATTATGTCTCGCAAAAGATAAACAGATTGGTAAGCGTTGGAAAATTACTAAGGCATGTGTAACTGAAGCATATCCACAAATAGAATGGGGTGGTAGATCATGAGTGTTACTGTAATACATGAAAAATGTGATCTTGAAAAAGATAATAATAATAAGTTACCTTATACCGCTTACATAATTCAGTATGAACATGAAGGTAATCTTGTACATGATATTGCTATGGCACAGAAGGCAGTAGATATATTTGATCATTACTATGACAAATATAAAAAGGAATTCAAATGGTTGAAACAATCTAAAGGTACATTGAGACCTAATCTCTGGAATAGCACTGCTAAAGCACCACAGAGAAAAAGAAAGAAAAGATCTTCGGCAGACGGAGAACTGAAATGATTATCTTCTCTTTCATACTTTCATTGTTTGCTAATCATCTACCTGTCATGTACGTTCAAGTACCACAGTGGGCAGATGATTGGGCGGTGTGTGCTGTAGATATACCTGATGCTAAGTGTCATTGGTATGTCATGGCACCTGACAATACATTCGGTGAAGGTTTTGACTGGGAAGAAGCTCCATGGTTTGATGCGAATGGTTTAAATGATGTTGCACCTATGCAAAAAGAAACTGTTGTACAAAAATTACAGAACCAATGAAAAACTATCACATTTACTTCAATGGACAGTGTTTGTTCAAAAATTTAAACGAGAGTGAGTTCCAAGTTATATGGGGTAGGATGTATCACTCATATTATGGAGAGCAGATATCATTTTCAGAGTGTATAGATGACGCATGTATACAGGGTAAAGTAGAAGAGCATTCATATTGAGTACAAATACTCATTGACTTAATTGTAAAGATATCGTAATATAAATAACATCAGGTGTTGTTTTCCACACCTAAGCAATGGACTCGAAAGGATCGCCATCCACTGCGAACTGCTCCCAACCAAGACCTCCGTAGGCAGTATAATACTTCGTCTTTTATCCAGTAGTGAGGGATTACTGGAAATAAGTTTCGCATCTACCCTTGATGCCCTACTTAAAACGTCTTACTAATGACAACTCTTTCAAGACAAGGCAGATCAACAGGTCTCCTAAAAGGATGGCCAGAGTTCTGCGAGTGGGTAACATCAACAGACAACAGACTATATGTTGGTTGGTTTGGTGTTCTCATGATTCCATGTCTGCTAACAGCTGCAGCATGTTTCATCGTAGCATTTATTGCTGCACCTCCAGTCGATATCGACGGAATCAGAGAGCCAGTAGCTGGTTCTTTAATGTATGGTAACAACATCATCTCTGGTGCAGTTGTTCCATCATCCAACGCAATCGGTTTACACTTCTACCCTATATGGGAAGCAGCAACCGTAGATGAGTGGCTCTATAATGGTGGCCCATATCAGTTGGTAATCTTCCACTTCCTTATTGGTATCTCAGCATACATGGGTAGACAGTGGGAACTATCATACAGATTAGGTATGCGTCCTTGGATCTGTGTTGCTTATTCAGCACCAGTATCTGCAGCATTTGCTGTATTCTTAGTGTATCCTTTCGGTCAGGGTTCATTCTCAGACGGAATGCCATTAGGTATCTCAGGTACATTTAACTTCATGTTCGTATTCCAAGCAGAGCACAACATTCTTATGCACCCATTCCATATGGCTGGTGTTGCTGGTATGTTCGGAGGATCTTTATTCTCAGCAATGCACGGTTCACTTGTTACTTCATCTCTAATCAGAGAAACAACTGAGACAGAATCTCAGAACTATGGTTACAAGTTCGGACAAGAAGAAGAAACATACAACATTGTAGCTGCACACGGTTACTTTGGTCGTCTTATCTTCCAGTATGCTTCTTTCAACAACTCAAGAAGTCTTCACTTCTTCCTAGCAGTATTCCCAGTTGTATGTGTATGGTTAACCTCTATGGGTATCTGTACAATGGCATTCAACCTTAACGGTTTCAACTTCAACCAATCAGTTGTAGATGCAAACGGTAAGATTGTACCAACATGGGGAGATGTTCTTAACAGAGCAAACTTAGGTATGGAAGTTATGCATGAGAGAAATGCACACAACTTCCCATTAGACCTAGCATCTGCTGAGTCTACAACAGTTGCTTTAACAGCACCTGCAATCGGTTAATTAATTAACCCAAAACAAATCGAGGGGTCGCAAGACCCCTTTTTCATAGGAAAAATTAATGGTAGCATCTACTTTACAAGCACCTACAAGGGGTTGGTTTGATGTTCTTGATGATTGGTTAAAGCGTGACCGTTTTGTATTCATCGGATGGTCTGGACTATTACTTCTACCTTGTGCATACCTAGCAAT